TGATAGAGATAAGGTGAACAGAGCTTTACCTTTGTCTGCATTTATGGAAGGCGGATCAATGTTTTTCAATCAGACAATAAGCGACTATGATGATTTAAAGAGAGAATTGCTACAGTTTCCAGACGGTGAACATGACGATATGGTAGACGCACTTGCTTATGGTGTCTTGGAAATAAAGAATAAAAATAGATATATAGCTTATTAGCTTGTAAATATTTATGTATTATGGTAGTGAGTAGATTTGGCTCAACGCAAGGTAGTTTTTAGGTGCGTTTCTATCTTGCTGAGAGCCATAGTGAAAGGTTAAATTTTGGCAGAACGAAGATCAATACGAGAAGTATTATTTGGAAACACAACATATACAAATGAGAATCAAAAAAGATATGGTATAAATTTTTTCAGAGAGGACCCAGTTACGCCTAGCAGTTATGTTCTTGGTTACAATACATTTGCAGGTAATACAGATTTAAGAGATTTAGGTAACGGTCAATCCAACAGTGCAGTTACAGCTTGTTTACAGGTATTAGGTACATCATTTTCAGAGGCAAACCTAATTGTAAAATCATATCAAGAGGACGGCGAAGAGGCTATTATACATAATCACCCGTTGTCAATATTAATGGACAGACCAAATCCATACATGAGTGGTGAGGTATTACAGGCATATATTATTAATGCATTACATGTCTTTGGCGACGCATATCTTTTAAAAGAAAAAAACAATGTAGGACAGGTTGTTGCATTATATCCGCTTATTCCTGATCGAGTTACACCAAAAGGCACAGAGACGCAATTAATAACACAATATGTTTATGAAATGGAAAATACAAATGAGGTATTAAGTCCAGATGAGGTAATACATTTTAGATTAGGGCTTGATCCGACCAACCACAAAAAAGGTTATTCGCCATTAAAAACTGTTCTTCGTGAAATATTTGGCGATGAGGCAGCAGGTCAATTATCAAGCGCTTTATTAAGTAACTCTGGTGTACCTAGTGTAATAATTAGCCCTAGGGAAGATTTTGGAATTTCTGCTGAAGAATCAGATCAAATAAGTAGAACATATCAACAAAAGGTTGGTGGTGCAAAAAGAGGACAACCATTGGTATTAAGTGGCTCAATGCAAGTAGAAAAAATGTCATTTAGCCCTAGTGAATTAGACATTGGAACATTAAGAAGAATACCAGAAGAAAGAGTATCAGCTGTTCTTGGTGTACCTGCAATCTTAGCAGGACTTGGTGCAGGATTAGAAAGAGCAACATATTCTAATGCACAACAATTAAGAGAATTTTTTACAGAGAATAAATTAATACCACTTTGGCGTATGGTCGGTACAGAACTTACATATCAGTTATTACAAAAAGATTATGAAAGTAATTCTATATTAAAAGCTGAATATGATTTCTCTAATGTTCGATCACTACAAGCTGATGAAGAAAACCTATATAAAAGATTAAATGTTGGTGTAAAAGGTGGTTGGATTTCTGTTGCAGAGGCAAGACAACAAGTAGGTTTACCAACAACAGATGAGCAAGATATTTATTATGTACCAGCAAATGTTGTACCAACAGAGGCAAATGTTTTAAATCAAGTTGAGCCAAAGATCGAAGAAGAACAACTAGAAACACAACAAGATGTAGATGATGAATTTGAAGAATCAGCTTACATAATTGATGAGACAAAAATAATCAAACAAGAGGACGGTGAGTTCTGCGTTTACAATGAACAGGGTACTAGAAGTTTTGGTTGTTACCCTACAAGAAAATTAGCAGAGGCCAGATTGGCTCAAATTCACATGTTCGGCGAATCTCAATATGAAGAAGATGTAGATGTAAAAGAAGAAGTAGGCATGGATAAATTTACAACAATAGAAGAAGCACAAGACAGGGCAGAAGAACTAGGTTGTAATGGAACACATACTCTTGATGAAGAGGGTAGGTTAATTTATATGCCATGTTCTACACATGCAGAATACGAAAGAAGATTAGCAGAACAAAATGGCGACTCTTAGTCAAATATCAGTAGGCGATACGGTCAGTTGGTCTATTGACAAAACACCCGATCCGCCAAGCACAGTACATGGTGTCATAACATCAATTAATTCAGAAGAAGAAACTGCAAATATGCGAGTGTGGGCAATCATGGAAGACGGAACGCATGAAATAACTGATAGAACAGTTACACAACCAGTTTCTAAATTAAGAATAATAAAAGATTTTAGAGAAGAAAAACAAACTGTGTCTGCCAGGGTTGAACAGGTCTTGCGTGATAAGGTTGAAGAACATAACGAAAAAGACCCTACATATAGGGCAACACTAAGAATGCTTGAGGCAGTATTTAGAAGAGGTGTTGGCGCATATAGAACTAACCCTGCGTCTGTAAGAGGTAATGTAAGAAGTGCAGACCAATGGGCATACGCAAGAGTTAATGCCTTTTTAACTGCATTAAGAACAGGTAAATTTCCAAGAAGTGCTTTCGATCAAGATTTACTACCTAGAAACCACCCATTAAGTAGCAAAAAAGAATATAAAGGGCCTTATGATGATTTAGACTTTACAATTCCACAGGGTGCAAAAGATGAGGCAAGAAAAGCACTAGAGTGGGTTTCTGAATTTAATAGAGGTGGTACATCTGTTGGTAGAGGCACAGCAAGATATTTAATTAATAATTCAATGGCAAGTCCAGATAAGGTAAGACAAATTGCTAGATATTTTCCAAGACATGAGATAGATAAAAGAGCTGAGGGTTATAGACCTGGTGAAGACGGTTACCCAAGTAATGGTCGTATCGCATGGGCATTATGGGGTGGTAACGCAGGTCAATCATGGTCTAATAAATTGGTTAGAGGTATGAACGCTAGAGATGAGAAAGCAAATAGTGCCTATGAGTTAATAATTAGAAAATCAAGATTAAAGCAAATAGATAAAGAAGAAAGATTAAAAAGGTTTGAAGATAAAGAAATAAAAGATATTATATGGAAGAATTATGATCGATTGTTAAATAACTGGGATATTACCTTAGGTATAGAATATTTTAAATTATTAAAAGACCAAGACAGATACATTAATGAATTTATAAAGACAAATAGTTTATTGGTTACAGGTAATTTAACAATATTAAATAATCTTATAGATAACCAAACAAAAAGGTGGGCGGCAGACCTATATGATTTATATATTTCTATGACAACAGATTTTGGTTTCAACCAAATAGAAATATTGTTACCAGAAGAATTTAAGTTTACAGAGGCAGAACTAGAACAAATCGAAAGACAAAGAAGAAGAAAACCAAGAGCAGAGGTAGTTGCAGAAGGCTTTTATCCATTGAGAGGTAGAAGAGGTGTGCAAATACCTATTCAAGAATTTAGAAGAAACAGGCAGGCCATTGATTTTGTTGATAATAGATTAAACCAAGTATTGCCTGGTCTTGCAGAAACAACAAAGACAAGATTAAATAGAGACCTCAGAAAATCATTAACTGAGGGTACCAATTTAGGTCTTAGAGGTAAAGATTTAGAAGATTACATTGCAAATGGCATATCAGATTCATTAGGTAAAAAAAGGTTAGGAAGAGCAAGTACAATAGCAAGAACAGAGGGTTTAGCATTATCACAATTTGGTCAAGATTTAGCAGTAAGCCAAACAGGTCTTACCTTAGAAAAAGAGTGGGTTTCACAAAGAGATGGTGTGGTAAGAGATTCACATAGGTTGGCTGATGGACAAAGAGTTCAAAAAAATGGATTTTTTAATGTAGGTGGCTATAATATGAAGTATCCAGCAGATAGTTCTGGTGGTGCGCCCGGCAAAGAAATAATTAATTGTCGGTGCAGTTTAATCTATCACGAGGTGTTATGAGTAAGAGTAAAGAATTTAAAAATATAAACCCTATATTAGATTTTGATGTAGAGGGAAAAGTAGAGGCAGTTTTTTCTGTATTTAATACAGTAGATTCAGACGGTGATGTTGTTTTACCAGATTCGATAAAAAGTGGATTTGGCGATAAAGGTGTTGCAATGGTCTGGGGCCATGATTGGAAAGATGTCATTGGTAGAGGTGAAATTGTAACCGATAACGATAAAGCAGTATTTAAAGGTGAATTTATTATGGACACAGAAAGAGGCCGAGAGGCATATAATACTGTAAAAGCAATGGGTGATTTA